TGGGCTTTAATGCCTTTGCCCTTCCCATCCCTAAGCTGATTGCTATGAGCCGCCACGACAGTGCCATCTTCTATACCGCAGTGCTGACATGGTGAATGCCTGACGGCTTCGAGAAGTCTCTTGTTCCTATAGATCACTTCTCTTTCCACTTCATCACGGACGGGCTGACCACAGATGGATTGAACTGTGGTGCTTGCCGACCTAGACTCTCAATGCCTTGGGCGCACTGGATTCTGAAGTCTGCCCATTTCTTTTGGTACTTTGGATCTTCTGTCGGGGGAGTCCATCCGGCTTTACGCCAGCGAATCGTAATGTCTGTTGTTGATGGCGTGTAAACGTAGTTATCGTTTAGAGTCATTCCGTTTTTAGTGTTCATCTTCATACCTCTTACTTAAGTCAATCAATTTACGAATCTCTTCAACGGGGATGTCTAACTTTTCATGAATCAACAATATGAAATTGGCAGACACTCCATTCTTTCGATTGCGTACCTTGCTTATAACTGACGGTGGCATTTCAAAGTAATTCGCCAGTTGCATGTCTGTCTTTAGATTTAACTTCGACATCAAATGGTCAAGCAATACATGAGGCATCAGATTCTCCGCTATCTGTCGTTTTCTCATATGCTCTCGCTGGCTTGATTGCTTGAATGATAAACGCAAACTTATCTTTGTTCTCATCGATCATGATGGGCACAAAGTCAGCCTTATATATATCACGAAAATCACTCATTGCTGTCTTGCCAACGCCAGATTCATATGCCTCTTGATTCAAAAATATCAGTTGTTCTTTTTGCATGATCCTTGTATGACTTGGATCACCAAATGCCCAAGGTGAATGTCTTGATGGACATGTTGCCAACAGCTTGCCGCCGGGCTTTAGTATTCTCCAAAACTCAGAGAACTGTTTAAAGAAGAACCTGTAGTCCCCTTGCGCCCCGGTATGTTCCAAGACTTCATACGCATGTATCTCATCAAACGTATTGTCATCAAACGGCAGGGGCATATCCATCAAATCCCATAGAACATCAGGATTATGCAGATTGCAATGATCAAGAGTAATGACGTTGTCAAATCCATGAGTGCCATCCGCAGTGATCTTTTTGCGTGTGTCGGAGCCGCATCCAATTAAGAGTTCGCGCTTCATTCTATGTACTTTGCAAGGATGTAAACGATACCCATGAGGATAAACATGCCAATCCCCAAAGCCATTAAGGTCAAACCAACATATTCAAAAGCGTTCATGATTTCGCCTTCCACTTCGTCATCTTCTCGCCAATCCAAAAACCATCCTCGTTCTTGGACATCCCTTTCTTTATCATCTCTTCCGGAGTAAGACATCTCCTGCCACCTCCATAGTTGCCGGTCCTGTGTTTCTCAAACGCTCCAAGACTGTTGAAGTACTCATGACAACCACCGCATTGGTTTCTACTCTTCCCCAGTAATTTCATCTTTGAGCAGCCTTTCCAGATCTTCGTTAATCAGTTCGGCAAAGGATTTCCCTGACGGGAAACGCATTTTGGTGGCGTTGTTCTCTTCTACAACTATCATCGCTTTTTTCACCGCATCGTTAAACCCGGTGACGTAAGGCTTGTCATCGGTCATCCTTTGTTCAACTCCCTCCCTGATTAGTTGGTTCATGGACATGCCGCGCTTGCTGGCAAATGCCTTTACGCGCCGCATGGTTGGTTCGTCAAAGTAGACGACAAACTGTTTATTTAAAGGGGTCGTCGCCATATTTAAAGTCCTCGTATTCCTTGATCAACGAATCAAAGATTTGTTTGGCGTGTTCATTCCCATGAAGCTCTGTTCGAGATTGAATCCCGCATCGTCGGCAGAGTTCATTAGCCGCGCCGATCTCTGAATCGACATCAAGGAACTCCCAGAAACTTGGGTCCCGGCAGAGCATCCCTGCCTTTTGAACACGGTTGTTATATTGGGTTGGACTCTCATCATCCTGAATCCTGACCAAGGCGCACCCATATCGTGCCCCAACAAAATCCCTGAGAAGCTCTTCAGGGATCTCGTCAGGGTGGATTGCCAAGGTCAAGATGAAGCCAGTGCGGTCCTGCTTTAAAGCAACCTTCCTTGCTTCAAATTGGAGTGCCATCAGCGACCCCCCATCTTGTGTTCAAGGTAGCTGATCACAGACTCATACCCGGTTGCCTGATGATGCAGGTTATCAACCTGTACCTGAAGTTCTGCAATCCTGTTGGCTTGTCTCTCAATGATTTCGTGTAAACGCACAATCTCATCTGCCGCGACTTCCTTAAATTTAGCCATAACTTTTCTCTTTTTCTTTGTTCGCGGCTTTGGAGGATTTTGTTTGCGCCGCCAATCAGACAACCATGTCCTTGCATACCCCAATGGCATACCTTCTACTGCCGCTGCGATCTGCTCTGGCTTGGCTTCAGGGTTTTGCTCCATGAATTCTCTGGCGCGTTGTGATTTAGATTTTTCCATGTCACACCTCAGAAGCAGTTGGTTGTGCAGCTAACCCCATAGCAGCAGGTAGTGCAGATAACTGTCTTACCGTTAATGAAATAGGTATGGGAGGTGCAGTTAGCCCATACGAGGGTGGCGGTGGTCATTGCCCAGATTGCGATCAGTGTTTTCATGTTGTTCTCCTAGAAAGGTATGTCGTCTTCCATGTCCTTGCGGACTTGATTTACATCCTCTGCCCCAATGCGTTTAACTGCAAGGGACAGATAGGTGTTCCCAGCTTTGGATTGCTTCTTCCACCCTGAGATCGGGACAACCAGCCAGCCATCCTTGGTCTTGGACAGGTTAGTCATATCCTTGATATCAATACATATCTCGCCCCAGTAATCCGGGGAAGTATCCTTACGCTTGGACTTGGATGCATTCAGCCGTCCGGAATCCTTCTTCTGTTCAAAGTCACTCATCTGCTTTCTCCTTCTTCAGTTGTTTAATTTCTTGCAACAATTCTTCAATCATCTTCAGATGTTCGTTGTGCCTAGCATCCATCACTTCGCACATCCGTCTAAAGTCAAACTCCCAAGACTTCATTTGGAGTAAGAGCTTTTCCTTGTGCCACCAAACATAGTCGTCGGTGATCCCTTCGACCTTGACGCTATCCTTTATTTCAATCATGTGTTCTCCTGTTTAATTAAAGTTCCGCACACCTTGCAATGGTCATATAAACCCTCGCTTCGTTCGTCCCACTCTGACCTAAAGGGGTGTTTACACACACGGCACAACCATGCAACAGGCATAAACAAATACCAGATTACTGCCGCCAAAAAATTGCTCATCTTCAACTTCCTATCCGTTTATTTACTTTCCAGCGCATCCAGAGCCATCTGTGCCGCTTCTCTCAGCCCCGTCATTTCTTGACCTTGGCTTTCGCCTGTTTAAACAGATCAACCACCTCCCCATGCAGCTTGGGCAGGGCAGCTTTGAGTTCGTCCAGCTTCTCCTGATTGTTTTTCCAGAAGGAAATCAGGTCATCTTCTGTCTTGGACTCGCCAATGAAATCCCGGATGCCTTGGACAAAAAGCTCTAGTGAGGCAATGTCATTGGCAGCATCCTGTGCGCCAGAGGTCTTTGGAGCCGCCGCCATTTGTCTAGGAGCCGTTTTCTCCTCACCTTCGGGTAGATCCTCGCCCGAATAGATATAAAGACCCAAACCATGCAACGCTAAAGCCTTGGTCAAACAGCGCATTATCGTTTTGTTAATCTCAAATGCATCCGGATCAGCGATGCACTTGTTCTTGAAATCCATGATGGGCAGGAAGCAGGTCATGGGTTTGTTAAACATCGTGACGGTCACCCAGACCATCCCGCTACCGTTAACATTCATGTAAGGTTTCCCGTCGAACATATGAACCATGAAGTTCACAGTCGGGTCAGCTTTTAAAGCTTCAGCCCATGCCCATGCCCAAGAGAGGTAGGTCAGCCCACCCTTCTTCTCCGTGTGCTCATTCACGTTCCGTTGCAGGAGTTCTATCGGGCTGCTCGCCCAACCACCCGGAATATTGGTCACAATATCCTGCGACTCCACAGAAGTTTCCAGTGCAACGTCTTGGTTCTCCAAGTCTTGTTTCGACATAACCTTTCTCCTTAATCGCCCGTTCTTGGGCTTCTTCGATTGATGTAAACAACTTGATGGCAGTCTTCCTGCCTTCTCTCTTGACTGCATAAACGGTCTCAGACATCCACCGTTCGGCGTTGGAACACTGGGGCAGGTTCTCCCCTAGTTCCATTTGCATCTTGGAAAGCTGGTGCTGGTGCAGCCTTTCCTTGACGAATCTTTCTGTGACTTCCATGTCCCACAGTGGGATGTCCATCATGTGGATGGGAGAGTCTGGGTAGTCTTCACGCTGGTCATGGCGGGAGAAGTCGCGGATCATGGCGCAGATCTTTAGCCCAATGACAGGCTTGCCCTTGACCTTCTGTAAGAGCCACGCATAGACATTCAACTGCTCTTCCCACTCAACCTTGTCCTGCATCACAGCCCACGCAGAGGTGAACTTGTAATCAATCAGGACAACACCATCGGGAGTCTCTTGCTGCACATCGATCTGCCCAGACAGGGTGACTCCATCGACCTCAAGAAAAACACGCTCCTCTGTCACGTAGCCGGGGGTTTGACTACGTTCAAAGACGACATGGAGCGCAGAACCTAACATTTGCCACAGCATGTCAGAGACATCCTGCTCAATGTTCTCATTGAATTTCTCCCTCAATCGCTTGATGCGAGGGGGTGACAAAAGCTCTGTCACGCTGTATTGTGACTTGCCTTTTGTGTAGTATTCCCTAGAGGCAAGGGTGACCAGATTGTCTGGTACACCATACTTGTTTGTGATCTTCATCTACCCTCCTACTTGTATGTCCAAAGATAATAGTACTAGCTTCCCTCCAGCGCAAGCAATTTCTTTCACAATTTTTGGAGAGCCAGCAAGCAAGGCAAATTCCAGAAGGATTGCCAAGATGGGCAGCATGATCAGGGTGATTAAGTCAGAGAAAGCTCTGAACTATTCAGATGCGTTTAAACAGCAATGCCCGAAGCTTGCAGAGTTAATTGAATGCACAGTCGCCGTGCGGATAAAGATCTACTACGCCAGCCGAAGACCGGACTTGGACGAGAGTCTTATCTTGGACTTGATGCAAGGGTCTATCTATAGGAATGACCGGCAGGTCAGGGAGAAGCACATCTTCTGGGGTTTAGACCCAGAGAATCCACGGGCAGAGATACGGGTGGAACCCTTGCAGAAAAAACCCCCCGTGTCACCGGGGGAAAAAGGAGAAAGAGCGGGTGACAAGCCCGCCAGCAAAGTGTAGCTCACCTGATGAGCCATGTGTTTAAACGCACCAAGTTCTGCAAGATTCTGCAAACACATTCTGCAAATTGAAAATGAAAACAAAGGTATTGACAGGGTAGATTTTCTTGAGTAATACTCCGCTTCAGTCGAAGCCGTGGAAAGCCGACTGAGAACCGCTAGTTCAGACTCCGACCCCGCGAGGGGTGGCCTCCTCGAAAGAGAAGCTTTCCACCGGGGTCTGACCTAGCGGTTTTTTTTCGTCCTTCCCCTCCGACTCGAACTCCACTCGTCAGTAAGAACCCAACCCGGTTGCGTGGAAGAAAAGGGTACACGGTATGCCATGAAGTTAATGAGCGGGGGCAGATCCTAAACAATCCGTGGGACTGGTCTAGTCGTCAAGTCTGGGGGCGCAGCGTAAGCTGGCATGACGATGCCTGTATAGGCGGGTGATACCTCTCCCTCCCATACCCTGTGGGGTAGGGGGGGTCTTTGGGGTGATAAGTAATAAATTAATAACATTCGGGAGGAAGACAATGGCTAAGTTGCCTTACAAAATAACCATCTGCCCAGACGAGCCAAATCCTAAACAGTACACGGCAATGACACCACAGCTTGTCAATGCTCTGCGGTTTGGATATGACATGACCATCAACCAGAATCAATACATCTGGCCTGCTGGCAGCAAAGGCGCAACGCAGATCAATACCCACAAAGAAAAAGATGACAAAACTACAGGAGAAAACCAATGAAAGCATTTCCAAACATGACTAACCAACAAGGCATGGACTTGAGGGATTACTTTGCAGCCAAAGCAATGGAAGGTTTGATACGGCATTTTGATTTCGGTACGTTTATAGATGACCCGATGCGATTGGCAGCGTGGGCATACGACGCAGCAGACGCAATGATGAAAGCGAGGGAAGAATGAGCCAGAAATTTTTTAAGGGAGATCATGTGTTTATTGGCGACATGCCAAATTATATGTCTCACTTTCCTAACAACTGTGAGGCTATTGTTCTTGGTTCATACGCAGAATTATGCGGAGGCACGGAGCCGGGAAACTATAAATCATACGATGTCTATTTAATTAAACAGGGATCAACAAGCGCATGGTATGAAGAAGATCAATTCAAGTTACTTGGATCAGATAGATTTGATCTTCTCCCAGAAAAACATGTGGACAGAGTGAATTGGGAAAACAAAAAAACGAGGGAACAATGATCGCCATCCATATCAAATCATTCCTCATGGGTATGGTCATGGCATCCATACTTTCTCTCATGGCAGGGGCAGTACACACTGCATTTAAACAATGGAAAAACAAATCATGAGGGCATGATGACAAGAGATGACATTATCCGCATGGCGCGGGAGGCTGGCGGGTATCGAGCAGCCCCAACAGACAAGGCGCTATTGCTACTGTCTGAATCGCATCTGGAACGCTTCGCCAACCTAGTCGCAGCAGCAGAGCGCGAGGAATGCGCGAAGGTGTGTGATGCGCTTGGCGATGAATACGCCGACGCAAACCCTGCTGAATGTGCCAAAGCTATCCGCGCAAGAGGCTGCAAGACTTCCGAAGGGGGCAGGAATGAATGACGAACAAAAGCGTGAAGCTGCCACTGATCTAAGCGCAAATGTATTGTGGCTAATCGAGCAAGTGTTGGTAAAACATAACATTGCCATCATCGAGGCATCAAAGGAAGCAATTGATGATGCAGTGGCAAAGGAACGAGAGGAATGCGCGAAGATTGTTGACAAATGGTTTAACAGTATGTCCAGCGAACCAGAAATGGCAGAGATCGCGGCAGAGATAAGAGCAAGGGGGAAAGGATGACTGAAGAAGAACGCTTTCGGGATGACATGGAACGCATCATTATTGATGAGTTGATGGAGCAGTCATGGAATGAAGCCGTTGCCACAGGAGAGGATGACTTACAAACCCTAGACAAGATTGCATGTAAGAACCTTGTAAAAAAAATCTCTTACATGGAACGGAAAAAATGTTATGACTTCCTCATGAAGCTACACATGCAGTCTTTGGGCAAACATAATTATTTTTATGTCGCTGCCCTCCAGTTAATGGAGGAACCATGAATATCAATTTAAACGCTCACGATCTGATCATGGCAGCTCATTACGCCGGGGTCATCGAGGGTGTTAAGTCAACGCAACTTGCCCACGGTCAAGTAAACAACCGAAAGATTTCAGAACAAACTGATTTTGCTATCCATTACGCCGGGATGCTGGGTGAGGTGGCAGTCAGCAAAGCCCTGTTTATACCTATTAAAACAGAGATAACTATTGGCGGGGATGGGAACGTAGATATGACCCATCACGGACAAACCATACAGATCAAGACAAGTACCTACCCGACCGTACATGGGGATAGGTATTTAATATTTAACAAGAGGGAAGATTTTTCCACGGATTGGGCAATCTTATGTTCCATTAATCAGCCTTCAGTGGTAAAAATACATGGGTTTATCAGTCAAAAAAAGTTTCTCATCAACGCAGAGCAAACTGACTTTGGGTACGGTACCAGATGCGTTGTTGCAGAAAGGCACATGACCAACATAGAGCGATTTCATG